CCTCAAGCGTGGGTCGTTTCTGCGCAAAGCCATCATGGCTCCCGAGGGGCATCAGCTTGTGGTGGGTGACCTGTCCCAGATTGAGCCGCGTGTGCTGGCATGGCTGTCGGACTACACCGAGATGCTGGACATTTTCCGAGCCGGAGGCGACCCGTATGCTGCCTTTGGTGCGCAGATGTTCGGCATCCCCGGCATGACCAAAGACAGCCACCCCATCCACCGCCAGTCGGCCAAGTCAGCGCTGCTGGGTGCAGGGTACGGGCTAGGCTGGGCATCGTTCGCAGCGCAGCTTCTGGTGGGCTTCCTTGGGGCTCCTCCCCTGCGCTATACCAAGGCTGACGCAAGGCAGCTCGGCGTGTCTCAACAGTACGTCCAGCGATTTGTGGACTGGGAGGACAACCTGACCAAGATGGCGGAGATACCGCACACTTGCAGCGAGGGCGAATTGCTTATACACTGTGTCGTAGCGAAGAAAATCATCGACGTGTACCGAGCCACCGCCCATGCGGTGACCAGCTTCTGGGACATGTGCAGTGGGCTCATAGAGACTTCACTGTATGGCGGCAAGGAGTACACTCACAAGTGCCTGACCTTCCGCAAGGAGCAGATTATTCTGCCCAACGGGATGAGCCTGCTCTACCCGAGGTTGCGGCGTAAGAAGGATGAGACGGGTCGGCAACAGTGGGTGTACGGCGAAGATGACACCAAGCTGTACGCTGGCAAGGTAACGAACAATGTGACGCAGGCGGTTGCGCGGATTGTGATGACGGATGGTATGCTGCGGGTATCAAAGAGATACCCTGTGGTGGGTACGGTACACGACGAGCTATTGGCTATCGCGTCCGACGAAGAAGCGAATGACGCTAAGACTTGGGTCTTGGCGCAAATGGTCATGGAGCCACGGTATCTGCCGGGGATTCCATTAGGCGCTGACGGTGGCGTTCACCGTAGGTATGGGTTAGCTAAAAACTAGGAGAAGCATGAAAACAGGTACACAGCCATTGATACCCCGCCTCATCAGGGTGGGCAACAAACGGTACTCAGTTGAGGTGATAGAGGCATTGCTGGACAAGCAGCAGTTGGGGCGCATACAGTACGGCGAACAACGCATTCAGATTGGCATGCGCAACGGCGTAACAAACCGCAAGCGGTCTGCGGCAGATGTCCGGGATTCATTCTGGCATGAGCTGGTGCATGCAATTCTTTACGACATGGGGCGTCACAACCTCAACCGTGACGAAGCGTTTGTACTTGCGTTTGCCAGCCGACTATCCACCGCAATCGACTCAGCGAGGTTCTGATGGTCAACGTCACATGGTCGCACTCAGGCTTGAAAGCCTATGAGCAGTGCCCCCGTCAGTATCACGAAGTAACGGTACTCAAGAGTTTCCCCAAGTCCGACACAGTGGCGACGCTGTACGGCAAGGAGCTGCACACCGCTGCGGAGAAATACATACGGGACAACGAGGCACTGCCCAAGCAGTTCGAGTTCATGCAGCCAATGCTTGATGCGTTGGTTGCCAAGCCCGGACGCAAGCTGTGTGAACATGAGATGGCCCTGACCAAAGACCTGAAGCCCTGCGACTTCAACGACCCCAATCGGTGGGTGCGCGGGATTGCTGACCTCATCATCCTCAACGATGAGAACCTGACAGCAAAGGTGATTGACTACAAGTCCGGCAACAACAAGTACCCCGACAGGGAGCAGCTCAAGTTGATGGCCTTGATGATATTCGCCCACTACCCACACATCCGCAAGGTGAGTGGGGCGCTGCTGTTTGTGGTGAAGAACGACATGGTGCGCCAAGACCTGACCATCGACCGGGCTGAGTCCGAGTGGTGGAGCTATCGACAGCGCGTAGCTCGTATCGAGCAAGCACACGAGACAGGCGTGTGGAACCCCAAGCCAACCCCGCTGTGCGGTTGGTGTCCTGTAGTGAAGTGTCTACATAACCCCAAGCATTGAGGAACAGTCATGCCTTACAAAAACCCCGAAGACCGCGCTGCGTATCCAGCGTATGACCAAAAGCCCGAAGTCAAAAAGAAACGCGCTGCTCGAAACAAAGCCCGCGCAATCATGGAGAAAGAAGGCGCGGTGCACAAAGGCGACGGCAAAGACGTTGACCACAAGCAAGCGCTAAGCAAAGGCGGCAAGACAGTGCGCAGCAACCTACGCGTCGAGCCTGCCAGTGCCAATAGGTCGTATGCCCGCAAGAGCGATCACTCCATAAAATAACTACACGAGAAGCAAATGGAAATCATTGACGACAGAGCCCTCCTCTTAAAAACCAGAAACCCACACAAGTACTCCATCATCCCGAAGCACAAGGTCATCAGCGAAAGCAATGGCACGTACGAGGTGTTGGTGCACTGGGGTTTAGAGGAGACGCAGGTACTGCGCAACCTTGGCGTAAAGGATGTGCCCTCGCCCATCATCCGGCGGTACAACTGGCCCGGTAAGTACAAGCCGATGGCGCATCAGATACAGACCTCGGACTTCCTGACGCTGCACCGCAAGGCGTTTGTGTTCAGCGAACCCGGCACAGGCAAGACGCTGAGCGCTTTGTGGGCCGCAGACTACCTGATGAACATCAAGCATGTTCGCCGTGTGTTGATTCTGTGCCCGCTGTCCATCATGCACAGCGCGTGGTTGGGCGACTTGAGCAACAGCGTCATCCATAGGTCGGCGGTGGTGGCCCACCACACGCAGTCATCGCGGCGCATTGAGATGGTGCAGGAGGACTACGAGTTCGTCATTGCCAACTATGACGGGCTGAACCTGATTGCCAACGAAATCATCAATGACGGGCGCTTCGACTTGGTGATTGTGGACGAGGCCAACGCCTACAAGACCCCCACGACCAACCGCTGGAAAGCGCTCAAGGCCATTCTCAAACCGGAGACTAGGCTGTGGATGATGACCGGCACGCCCGCATCGCAGTCGCCCGTGGATGCGTACGGTCTGGCCAAGCTGGTCAACCCCGGCGGTGTGCCCAATTTTTATACAGCGTGGCGGGACAAGGTAATGCTCAAGGCCACTATGTTCAAGTGGGTTCCCAAGCCTGAGTCCAAGGCGCTGGTGCTGGAGGCGCTACAGCCCGCCATACGCTTCACAAAAGAGCAGTGCCTAGACCTACCCCCAGTGATGACGATGACGCGCACAGTGGCCCTGACGCCGCAGCAAATCAAGTACTACAACGCACTCAAAGACCAGCTCATGGTGCAGGCTGCGGGTGAGACCATCACGGCAGTCAACGCGGCAGCGGGTGTCAGCAAGCTGTTGCAAATCAGTTGTGGCGCTGTGTACACCGATGAGAAAGACGTAGTGGAATTCGATGCTACGCCACGACTCAACGAGCTGAACGCCATACTGGGTGAGACCGAGCGCAAGGTGCTGGTGTTTGCCCTTTTCCGCAGCAGCATCGACACCATTCACACGCACTTGACCAAGCACAACATCACCGCCGAGTGCATTCATGGTGGGGTTTCCCCTACCAAACGGGCTGATATTATTCGCCGCTTCCAACACGAACCCAACCCCCGCGTCCTTGTCATGCAGCCCCAAGCCACCGCCCACGGGATAACTTTGACCGCCGCTGATACGGTTGTGTTCTTTGGGCCGTTGATGAGTGTTGAGCAATATATCCAGTGTATTGCGCGGGCTGACCGCAAGGGGCAGAATGCTGAGAAGGTGTCGGTCTACCACATCGAGAGCAGCCCGATTGAGAAGAAGATGTTCAGTGCGTTGGTCTCAAAGGTAGACGACAACTTCCTTTTGACCGACATGTTCAAAACAGCAATAAGTAGTTAAGAAAGGAGATTGCAAAGGTAGAAAAATCGTGTACACTTGTCAAACACTAGACACAACAACAGGAGAAGTAAATGAGTGAAGAGGCTATCCCGATAGATAAGCTGACGAAGATTTACCGCAAAATCAAAGCGCAAATCGACCAGCTCACACAAGAGTACGACACGCAAGTGGAAGTGCTTAAGGCATCGCAAGACGAAATTAAGTTTGCGATTAAAGACCAGATGAAAGCCCTTGGCGTATCGTCTGTGAAAACCGAGTTTGGCACTGTCTCAATGGCCAACAAGACGCGGTACTCCACCCAAGACTGGGACTCGTTCAAGCAATTTATCGTTGCGCACGATGTCGTGGACTTGTTGGAGAAGCGGATTGCGCAATTGAACATGGCCAAATTTTTAGAAGACAACCCCGGTGTTGTTCCCCCCGGTCTCAACGCTATTAGCGAATTTGAGATTCGTATTACCAAACCACGTTAAGAGAGAAACCATGAGCAACCTTGCTACATTCAACCCTTCCAAAGTCCCAGCCTTTGCACGCAACAACGCATTGTCGGATACCGCCCGCGCTCTGGCTGGCAGTTCCAATGTCGGCGGTGGTAAACGCGTCTCCATCCGTGGCGGTGTGTTCCGTCTGTTGAGCGAAGGCAAAGAAGTTGCCAGCATTGATGAGCGCCACTTGGACGTCATCATCGTCAAGGCTGCGCCAAAGGTGAGCCGCCAGTTCTATGCAGCCGCCTACAACCCCGATGCTGCCGCATCCGCACCGGACTGCACTTCGTCTGATGGTGAGACCCCTGACAGCAACGCTAAAGCCCCGCAAGCGGCAAGCTGCGCCACCTGCCCACAGAACCAAGCCGGTTCGGGTAACGGCAACAGCCGTGCTTGCAAGTACCAGCACAAGCTGGCCGTGGTGTTGGAGAGCGACCCCGAGGGAGATGTGATGCAGCTCATCCTGCCCGCAGGTTCTATCTTCGGTAAGGCTGACGGCGACAAGCGCCCGCTGCAAGCATACGCCCGCTACTTGGCTTCGCAGAACCCGCCCATCAACCCCGAGCAGATTGTGACCCGCATGAAGTTTGACACGAGCGTTGAGTCCCCCACGTTGGTGTTCCAGCCCGCCCGTTGGTTGACCGATGACGAGTACGAAATCTCCATGAGCCAAGGCAAGACTGCCGATGCCGAGCGCGCTGTTGGCGCAAGCGCCGCTGCTACCGATGGTGCTGCCCCTATCAAGCTGGCTGGTGCACCGCCTGCCAAGGTTAAGGCCGCAGTGGTCGAGGAAGACGAAGCCCCAGCACCCAAGGCGAAGGCCAAAGCCAAGCCCAAGGCTGAAGTGGTGGAGGAGGATGAGTCCGAGCCCGAAGTGCGCAAGGCTGCTCCCGCTGCGTCTGCTGTGCCGGTCAAGTCCAGCAAGCTGGCCAGCATCGTGTCTGACTGGGACGACGAGTAATTTTTCGGGGGGTCGGTCTCGGCATGATGCTGTGATATACGGAGCCGCTTGAAAAGGCCCACCCCCCACCTATAACTATGGCTTATTCACCAAAAATTAAGGAGCTTGTGGCTTCGTCCCCCAAGACGCTGGGCAACCAGCTTGGGCGGT